AGCGCCGTTTAATTTTGCCAATAGTTTAAAACTTTACGTCCAAATGAATTGGCAAAGTTTAGTTGGGGAACCGTACGCAAATTTAGCAACAATTATTTCCGACGACGCAAATAACGGTTGGTTCGATGAGGCGTTTAATTTGGAATTAATAGACTCTAGTTTAGTTCAATCAATCAATTATATTGCGTACGATGTACCGACAAGCGGGCAATTTGTCGTTGATTCAGCGAGTTTAAATTACGGTTTTGGATCCTGCTATATTTCAGACGACGAAGCCTATTATAAAAATCGTTATTATACACAAAGTCAAATCGGAATGTTAATACCTACGTCGATACCAACGGGACCGGCTTTTGTTTCGGAAACAAACGAGTTTGGAGCGGGTTACGATTTTTTAATTACAGGAATTACAACGGTTGGAACAATACAAACAATAGATTTCACGTTTACGCCAAATCCTAGTTTTGTTACTTTTATGCAAGGGCGAACGGATACGGACCGTTTGTTTTATGTTTGGGCGCGTTATGGAAACGTAAATTTATTAGTTTATAGCGAACAATTAATTACACAGCCCGCGGTTGGTGGTCCGTTAACTTTACAAAACACGGATTATTTTGATCACAGCGAAAACGTAATTACGGGCTCAGGACTTGAATTAAGTTATACGGCAAATGTCGAGGATGATTTAGCTTTTTTCGGAAATTTTAGGATTCCATTAAACGCTATTTGTACGGATTTCACGGCTAAAATTGAAGCGTGGAATTTTTTAACAAATGAGGCGTTTACTTTACAAAGTGTAACGTTTTTAATTGCAAATGTACCGCAAGTTTTAGGAAAATATATTTTAGGATTAACAGCGCCTGTATTTAATCAGTTTCAAACGACAAGTGTAAAACGAAACGCGTTTTTAGAATTGGATCCGACAAACGACACGATTACGGAATACGGAGTTAAAATTTATTTTCCGTTTTTATACCGTTGGGAATATTGGTTACCGCAAATAAACGCGGACGCTGATTTTTTCCCGAATAATCAAACCCGAAATTGGGTTCCATACGGGAACCAATCGCCGTGGAGTTTACGTTTAAATTTGCAATTAGTAAAGGAAAATTTAGCGTTTATTTATACGGATCCTTTGAGAATAAACGACTACGATAGCGACCCTAATATTTTGCAAAAAATTGAATTGTATATCGACGCGACAAATCAAAACGTCGGGGTGGTTGTTGAGGGTGGATTAATGCGGGTCGTAGCGACTCACGAATTACTAGACGGCACAAATTGGGCGTCAAATATTTGGGGACAAATAACAGTTGAGCCAACGGAAAGTTCTCCGCGTTGGTGGTGCAGTACAGCGGTTAATTTTGACGGAAATTTACAAAATCCGTTAAGTCCGTTGAGTGGTTTATTAATGGCGATAACGTACCCAACGCCGTCAATTGCTAGAATGGAATGTTTTTTCGATCCGAGCAAAATTAATTTGCAAAATGGTTGTAAATTTACAACGAAAATAAAAGCGTGTACGTCGCCGTTTCCAATAGGCGGAAAACAAATGACAACAGGAGGAATTAAACAAACAACAACAGGAGGAAATAAACAAATATCTTAAAATTATGGCAAACGAAATACACAATTATCCATTAACAGCGACAAATATTAAAGATTCATTTTTTGATATTGACCAATTTAACGGCTTAGTTTACGAAAGTAAAAAGGTTCCAACGGCGGTAATGAACGAAAGTATAATTAACAATAATTCAAAGGGTATTTATTACAGCGATTTAACGCAATTAGCGCTTGTAATAAACACGCCTACAAAATTAAAATTTTCTACGGTTGTTTTTGAACAGGGTTTAACGTTAACGTCCGCGTCCGCAATAACAGCAACAACGGCGGGTTATTATAATTTGCAATTTTCGGCACAAATTAACAGGATTTCAGGCGGTTCAGCTAAACAAATTTCAATTTGGTTTCGTAAAAATAACGTTGACATTCCGTTTTCAAATACTCACTTAACGGTTGTAGCCAATAGCGGAAAATTAATTGCAAGTTGGAATTTTGTAGAATATTTAAACGCGGGCGATTATATTAGTATAATGTATTCGGTTAACGATTTAGCAATTACATTATTAGCGGAGCCCGCGGATTTAGTTGTACCGCACCCGGCAACGCCCTCAGTAATTGTTACAATTAACAAGATTTAATCATGTGCGATTGTTTAAAAATAACACTAACAAACGGACCCGTAATTGATGTTATTAACGTTCAATTTGATAGTATTGTAAACGGCCAAAATTCGTATTTATTCAATTATTCAGGGAACGATTATAGGATCTATTTCGATAACGTTCTTTTAGGGTGGAAAATGGGAATAATGCCGGCGTATACGGTGCCGTCCAATTGGATTGGAACATTAGACACGCCCGACCCGTGCCCTGATTCAATAGCCTTGTCGTTAACGTGGTTAAATTTTAGCCCCGTTTCAATTGTTACGGAGGCGATAGCGTGTACAACGTGCGGGGTTGAAGATAGATTTTTACGTGAATATTCCGCAATTACTTTGCCAACGGATTTTGTTGAACAGGACCGCGGCGCTGATGATTGTTGTTGCGAATATTTAGTTTTAGGTTCGGCGGGTTCGGACACGTGGAAAAACGACAAAACAAGCGCGTGGATCAAGTTAAGCGACCCGACGGATATATTTACATTCGCGCTATATAAAAACGGCGTTATAACGTCTTATTTGCCCGTTCCCGTAGCGTTTCCGAGTGAGCCTAACGCGTATTATTGTACGATTAGTTGGATTGATGTATTAAACAGCGACGGAATTGGTTGTTATGAATTAAAAATTGATTATAATATTTCGGGCGTTATTGGCTCAGTTAGTTGGGGTAAATATAATTTAAAACCTTATACAATTGCCAACGCTTTGGGGACCGCACGTGTCCGCGCCTTGTTTAATGGAATACAGGAAACGGAAGGTATTAATTTTACAAATTCTAATGTAGATTATTCGTTTAGATTTGCGGGGTTTATTGGTAGTCAACAGCCAAATACGGAAACGGATAATATTATATACGGTAATCGTGAAATGAAGCGCGTAATTCGTGAAAATTTAAACACGTACGAAATAAATACGGATCCATTAACGGAGTGTTTTATACGTCCATTAATAACCTTGTTTTTACTCAGTGAAAACGAATTATTTATTTCGGATTATAACGTTTTTAATCACAGTTACCGTTATTTAGATTTGCCGGTTATTGTAAACGAAAGTCCTGAAATTACGTATTTTGATTTTAGTCGAAAGGCTAGTTTAAAATGTAAAGTTGAAGATAAATTTAAAAACAAACGAACATATTACTAACGATTAAAAAAAGAAAAATGAATAAAATTAAAAGACAAAATTTTACGATTAACAAGGTTGGAAATTATTTTACAATACAAATTGATAATTACGTTTTTGATCCCGAAGAGGGCGCGACAATTACGCCCGTTTTAAAATTTGAAGCGAGGGCGGACAAAATGTTTGTAAGTTCAATTAATTTTTTATCTACTGAGGTTATTCAACAGGGTTTTAGATTACAATGTGAATTTCCGTTTAGATCCGTTTTTTTGAACGAATATTTTATCTACGTTGATGGCGAAGAAACTTTAAAAGAGGTAAATTATTTTATGATCGACGGAGTAGAATTTACAATGATTATGGCGTTTAATTATTTTTTAAATTTAAGATAATGAAAGGTATTGAACAATTTGGCGATTTACTAGCAATGGGTATTGGAATGTTTGGAGCGCTAATTAAAGGACTTAAAAACAAGTTAACAGGAACGACCGTTATTTTAGGAATGTTAATAGCAGGAATTTTAACTTTTTCAGTTACGGGAGTAATTGAAATTTTTTACAAAGATTTGAGCCCAAAAATCGTAATTTTAATTTCGTTTTGTGTTGGGTGGATAGCAAACGAAATAACCGAAAAATTAGATTTACTAGTCGGTGACGTTTACGGAATTTTTATTGATTGGCTTAAAAATAAATTTAAAAGCAAAAAATAATGAAAAAATATTTATTTATTGGAATTTTATTTGTATGGAGTTTCAGTTACTCAGCAACGGGCGACACGGTAAGCGTTGACACTATTAAAAACCACAATGTTACAGTTATCGACGAACATTTAATTATAACGGACAGCGTGTTTATTAACGTTGTAACTGAAAAAACAAAGGAAATAGAAAAAGCGATTGAAAATAAAGATTATTCAAAAGTTATAGTTTCGTTCATGATCTTATTATTTGCAATTATAGCAGTTTTAAAACGTAAAAAAAATGGTTAGAAAATACACGGACGCGCAATTACTTAATAAAGTAAAATCGCTAGCAAGTTTTAAAAGTTTCCCAACGGATTATTGGATCCTCGGCGTTCAAAGTTTAGAAGACGTTTTTAACACTTTTGACGATAAATTTTATTTGTTTAAAGGGCAGGAATTTATTATGATGAGTACAGGTACCACAAACGCGGGCGTTAACGGACTTTTAAAGTATAATACATATAATCCGACAGGCTACGCAGTTATTAAAACTAACGAGTGGTATTACGACGTATGGAAATACGGGTTACATAGAAAAAAAA